CAGGTGCGGGCCGTGGTCGCCGGAGCCGAGCGGCAGCTCGCGAGCGTGATGAACGCGCTGCCGATCGACGAGGAAGTCACCCCCGACGGCAGCGATTTCGACAACGTCATCGCCGACGCCAACGCGCTGCTGGACGAGGCTGAGAACCCAATGGAGAACCGGTGGCTGGCCGTGTCTCCACGGTTCGCGGCCCGGCTCACCTCGCCGGATGGTGTCACCCTCACCGACTTTCAGGGTGAGGTCGCCACGGAGGCGCTGCGGCAGGGCATCCTCGGCGAGTACCGCGGGTTCATCGTGGTCAAAAGCCCGCGGCTGACCGGCATCAAAGCCCTGGCCTACCACTCCAGCGCGTTCGCGTTCGGCACGCTCACCCCGCCGATGATCCCCGGCACGATCGACTCAGCCGTGATCACCGAAGANGGACTGTCGGTGCGGCATGTGTTCATGGTCGACCCGGCCACCGCATCCACCCTGTCGCTGCTGTCGATCTATGCGGGCGCTGAGCTGGTGGACGCCGACCGTGTCGTCGTCCTCGGCGTGGAGGACGAATCCTGACCATCTGGTGCGAGGAGGGGAGGTGCGGCCGTGGCCGAGTCTTTGATGACGGTCGAGCAGTATGAGGCTCGGCTCGGCCGCACCCTGACCGGCGCCGAGCGCGCCCAGGCTGAGGCGCTTCTTGCGGACGCGTCCGACGTGGTGCGTCGGATCGCGCAGGGCCGCCTGGATGAGGCGACTAGCGAGGATGTGCCCGGCCCGATCCGCATGGTGATCTTTTCGATGGTGACTCGGGCGGTGCGTAACCCGGCCGGGGTCAACTCGGAGCGGATCGCTGACTACCAGTACTCGGGGGCGCGCCCCCTCTACCCCACCGACGAAGAACAGGACCTGATCAGGGATGAGATGGACATCCCGTCAGTGCGCACGATCACGCTCGTAGGGGACATGCCGCAACGGTTGCTGGATGATGCTGCGGCCGCCCCCTACGTCGGCTACTACCTGGGAGACGATTAGCTTGCCTGTCCGATTTGAGAACACCATGACCGGCAGGGTCGTGGAGTACGCGACACCGGAGGAGATCGCCCCGCCGCACAAGGTGTGGGGGTCGCGTGAGGAGAAGGCGGTTGCGGAGCATGAGGCGGCCGCACGGCGGCGCCTGTTGGACCGGTTGCGCCGCTCTAAGCGGTGGGTGCCCACAGATAAGCCGGTGACACGTAAGACCCTGCGGCAGCTGGAGCATGAGCGTCGGGAACGGGAGCGACGCCAGATTGAGGCGAAGCTGCGCGCCGAGTATGAGCGTCAGCTTGAGGTGGAGCTCGCTAAACGGTCCCCTGTGAGCGAGTCGGCTGCTACCAGCTCTGAGCAGCCGGAGCCAGTTGAGGAAAGCGTGAAGCATTCGAGGGCGTCGACAGCGCAGATCCGCGCGTGGGCCAAGGAGCAAGGGCTCGAGGTTCCGGCGCGCGGCAGTCTGCCGTCGGATGTGGTGGATGCCTACCACAAGGCCCACGCCGAATAAGGGGGCGTTGCCGCATGCTGGNCCACCTGTGGAACCGTGCCCTCGCCCACTATCGGACAGAAACTGTCCGCAANGACATGGGCGGGTTGGATGAGCAGCGTATNCGTCTCGGGGTGATCGCTGCCCGCGTCCCACAGCCCACAGCGTTGGAGCGGGTGATGGCGCGTTCCCAGGTGGGCCCGCAGCAGGGCCAGGCCGAGCTGACCCAGCCGGTGTACTGCGATCCGGGTGAGGATGTGCGGCGCGGTGATGAGCTGGTCGACGAGACGACCGGTGAGGTGTTTCGTGTTGTCGCCGCGATACGNCCNTCGGTGGCGGTCTACCTGCGGCTTGACACCGANGTCCTTCAGGCCGAGCCTGCGGGGGAGGTGTCCTAGTGGCTGGCCGCATGGTGGTGGAGATCCGCGGTGTCGATAGCCTGCGAGACCGGTTGCGGATGATGCGCTCGCACGTGNGGGAGGGCACCGAGGCCGCGGCTCGTGAGGCGGGCCGGATGGGTGAGGCCACGATGAAGGGCCTGGCTCCGGTGGACACGGGNCGGCTGCGTGACAGCATCCGGCACGAGGTGCNGGGCCCCACTGTGCGGTTCGGNCCGGGGGATGAGATCGACTACGCCGCTTTCGTCGAGTTCGGCACATCGAGGATGGCTGCGCAGCCGTATGTGCGGCCGACGGTGGAGGCGATGCGTCGTATCTGGCCTGACCTGGTGGCCGAGCACGTGAACCGGGCGCTTCAGCAGAAGAAGCGAGGNCGGAGGTGGTGGCGGTGACCAGGATTACCCCGACCGCGGCCACGGCGCTCGCTGCTGTGCAAAAAGCCGTGGTGCAACGGTGCAACGAGCAGTTGTCGGTGCCGGTGTGGGACTACNTNCCTGAGGACCAGCCGCACCCGTTTGTGACAGTGGGGGAGGCTACCGAGACTGCGGATAACGTGCACGGCCGGTTTGGGCGNCGCGTGGTGCACACCCTGCACGTGTGGACCANGGGCCGTGGAGGGTTCGCTGAGGCTCTGCAGATCGCAGCCGAGCTCACCACGTTGTTTGACCACAGGGAGAACGACATCGAACTGGAGGGCCACCGGTTGTGGTCCGTCAGGTTGGTGGATGCGCGGCCGATGCGTGACCCTGACCCGCTGATCCGGCACGTNCCGNTCAGCTTTGCTTTCCACACTGAACAGCTTCCCCCGCCCTCGTAGGTGGGGGTTTAGACGCCTCCGGCTGATCACCGGAGGAAGGGCCCTCCCAGGATCCCAGGGTCTGGGAGGGTCCGCCATCCCTGGGACGTCCACACAGCACATCGTGAGTGGAGGTCCACGAAAATGGCTGGCTACTCGGGGTTCGGNACCCGGTTCGAGCGCGGAGACGGCGGCACCCCGGAGACCTTCGACCTGATCGGTGAGGCCACCGACATTTCCGGTCCCGAACAGGAGCGGGACACCATCGAGGTTACCTCCCACCAGTCGCCGGATGGTTTCCGCGAGTGGGTGGGTGGCCTCTCCGACGGTGGCGAGGTCTCTTTCGAGGTCCGCTACGACCCTGCGCTNCACAACGTGCTGCAGGACGACTTCGCTGACCCGCAGCCGCGTAACTACCGGATCGTGCTGCCGGACCCGCCCGGCGGTATCTGGAACTTCCGCGCGTTCATCACCGCCATGGGGATGGCGTTCCCGATGGAGGACGCGATGAGCTGCTCGTTCACGTTCAAGGTCACCGGAAAACCGGAGTTTGAGGAGGCAAGTTAATGGCTCTTCTTGGTCGCGACCAAATTCTCGGTGCCAGCGACTTCGAAACCCGTGACGTGGAATGCCCCGAATGGGGTGGCACGGTGCGGGTGCGGCCNTTGACGGCTGTGCAGCGGTCGCTGATCGAGTCGACGATGTTGGAGGCCAACCAGACCAAACGGTTCGACAANGTTGGCAAGGTCGCGATCCAGTGCGTTGCCTGGTGTGTGGTCGACGAGCAGGGTGAGCGCCTCTTCACCGAGGCTGATGTGAAGGCACTCGGNGAGAANAGCTCCGCGCCGATCCTGCGTCTGAGGGACGCGATTTTTGAGCTCAGCGGGATGAGCAAGGGCGCGGTGGAGGAGGAGGTTGAGGATTTCACCGAAACCCCCACCGGCTCTTCCTCCACCGTCTAGCTGCTCACCTCGGCTACACGGTGCACGAGATGTTGGAGCGCATGCCTGCCCGCGAGTTGACGGCGTGGGCAGCGTATGAGCAGGTGGCAGGCCCGCTCGGTCAGCCTCGCGATGACATTCTCGTGGGGATTTTGGCGGAGCGGATCACCAGCATGCTCCAGAGCGGCAAGAAGCGGCGGCGGTGGCGGGTAGACGACTTCGTTCCCAAGTGGGGGCGGAGGAAACGCACAGCTCAAACCCCGCAGGAGCAGAGGAATCTGCTGCTGGAGTTGACGCGCCGGTTTGGTGGGACGATCCGAAAACGATAGGGGTGTGACGGGTGGCCACGCTAGAAGAGCTCACGGTCGTGCTGGATGCGGATACGCGGCCGTGGATGCGGGAGCTGGATCGGGCCACCCGCGCTACCCAGCGGGAGTTCACCCGGTTCGCGGAGGTGGCGAGCCGGTCGGGTCGGCGTGGCGGCACGAGTTTTATCACGGGGTTCGCTGAGCAGGCGGCGCGCACACAGCGTGTTGTGCAGCGCAGCGTGGAACGGCCGCTTCAGGAGGCGCAGANGGTCGCGGCGGCCTCCGGTGGGAGGGCTGGGTCGTCGTTTGTGTCCGGGTTTACCCGCCCGGTGCAGACGATGACGCTCAAAGTTTCCCAGGCGTTGGATCCGACGATGNCCNCGACGGTGAAGCGNCTGGGTGANGGGGGTGCGCAGGCAGGCCAAAAATGGGTGGATGAGGTTGGCCGCACGGTTCGGGATGCTCGGCCGAGGTTCGCGGCTGCGGCGGCTCAGGCTGGTGCAGGTCTTTCTTCGGGGCTGCAGCAGGCTGCCCAGAGCGCGTCCCGCCCGTTGAGTGCCCAGCTGGGTGATGCTGGGCAGCGTGGCGGGGAGGGGTTTACGTCTGGGTTAAGCGGTGGGCTTGCGGGGGTGGCGGGCGCGTTTGCGCCTGTCGCGGCGGCCGCGGTGGGGATGAGCAGCGTGGTGGGCGGCGCCGTGTTGAGGGTGGCCGGCGATTTCGATCATGCGATGGCGGCGGTGCGCGCGGTCACCGGTGCGACGGGTGAGGAGTTCGCTCGCCTGGAGTCGCTGGCCAANGAAATGGGTGCTACCACCATGTTCAGCGCGACTGAGGCCGCGCAGGCCATGGAGTTTTTGGGCATGGCCGGGTGGGACCCCACGCAGATCATGGCTGGCCTGCCTGACGTGCTGAACCTTGCTGCGGCGGGTGGGCTTGGTGTGGCTGAGGCTGCGGATATCGCCTCCAACATCATGGCGGGCATGTCGATGGAGGCGTCCGAGGTGGGCAGGGCTGCGGTACCAGCCGCATACGAGGCGGTCTCACCCAACATCCTGACG